TCATTCATTAAAAAAATCCGCAGTGCTTTTACACTGCGGATTTTTTGGTGGAGATGGCGGGAGTTGATTCGAACACATCCCCGCAGCCTCCAAAGCGGCTTTTTCGACGGCCTCCAGCGTGACCGTATTGCCGTCGCCGCTATAATTATAGGTAATTACCGTTTTATCATCATAGAGCCAAACGCGGCTGATAAATGTATCAATGATCTGCCGCCGATATTCTTGGTCGTCAACATCTCCGCCCCGAAACCGCTCCAGGAAGTATATAATTTGTTCCCGGCTAAAGGTTGGATGGACGATTTCCTCTTTCTGAATGTTTTCCTCCAGATCAGCCTTCTCTGCCTCCAGTTCCAGCAGCCTGTCCTTTGTTGTCGGCGTAATAATCCCCTGCTCAATGGCTGCCATTATATTCTTAAGGCCTTTCTCAACGTCCCGTAGCTGTGATTTGTAATAATCCAACATTGATGTATCGGCGAGCTCCTTGCGTTGCAACTCGACAACCTTGTCCGCAATATACTCAATCACATCATCGACCAAGACGCGGGTGACAGTCTGCTCCACAATATAACGTTCTAATTCATCCTTCCGGACGCTCTTTTTATCGCAGGATTTTCCGCCTTTATGATGCTTGCGCGTGGAGCAGGTATAATAACTGTACTTCTGGCCGCTTTTGCCGGTGCCGCTGTCCCCGACCATTGTTTTTCCGCAGTGCCCGCAGAAAAGCTTTGTCGTGAGCAAAAATTCCTCTTCACTGCCTGCATGGATCTTCCGGGCAGGCGCTTTTTTGTTCTTTTCCAAGCGCTTTTGCACCTTCTCAAATGTCTCATCGTCTATGATACGCGGCATACCGTCTGGGATGAAGATATCGTGCCATCGGTATTCGCCGATATACCGCCGGTTCGATAGGATTCGTACGATGGAGTTATGATTAAATGGCTTTCTATTGGCAGTTTTCAGACCTTTATCGTTCAGTTCCTTGATGATCTCGGAGGCCTGTTTCCCGCCGCTATACATCTCAAAGATTTGCCGGACGATCTGCGCACCGTGCTCATCAATTTGAAACCGCTTGTTCTGATCCACATAGTAGCCGAGAGACCGTCCGCCGCCTCCGGTAGATTGGCCCTTCATCGCGACTTCTCGCATCCCGCGCATGATGTTCTGAGATAAATTAGCCGAGTAGTATTCGGCCAGACCTTCCAAGGTGCTCTCCAAAATAATCCCTTCCGGGCCGTCTGGAATGTGCTCTTTCGCGTACATAACCCGGACGCCGTTCTTGCGCAGCTTCACCTTGTTGATGGCGATTTCTTCGCGGTTTCGGCCAAAGCGATCAATCTTCCACACGATAACGGCGTCAAATAGTCCCCTGGCGCTGTCTCTCAGCATTCGCTGGAATTCAGCGCGGTTGTCATTACGACCAGTCTTTTTGTGATCAGCATAGGTACCCACAATTACGATATCATTTTGCTGTGCAAACTGGGTGCACTCTCGGATCTGTCCTTCAATGCTTTTATCCGTTTGATTCGGCCCGGGCGAATACCGGGCGTAGATGACTGCTTTCATGATTATTTCCTCAACGTATAAAACAAGCTACTATATATACCGTTAAAATTATACCGAGCACTATTAAAGACCCCGCAAACACAATATTGTTGACCTTCTCCGCGATATTAAGAATAGCAACAAATTTATCACTGGATCGAGAAGAAGCAATAAGCGTTTCTGCTTGTCTGAGCTTAGTTTTTTCCGATCTCTTCAGCTTAATCTGCGTATATCCTAATTTTGAGGCGGCTACTTTATAGCATTCATCAATATAATTTACAAACGACATGCCACCCTCGCCTTCTTCTAGTCCATTATTTAAGTATGTTTCAATGATAGTCTGAGGGAATAGGTGATACTGGTTCGTTATGATTTGATCAACCTCACGGCTCAGCGTATCTTTGTCCAACCTTTTATAAAAAACAAGCCTATGCAAAGGAACAAACACTTTCAGATACTGTTCTTCTAGCACGCTTTTTGTTTTTATTATATCGGAACTGTGCCTTGCTAAATAATTATTTATTAGAGCGGATATTATTGTTACCATACCCGGAATCAACGCAACAATTATCGCACCGTTCACCGTTCTCTACCTTTCATTATAGCAAACGTTTTTACCCATATCAATTATTTAAAAAAATCTTTGAACCCAAATGTCGTTTTATTATAAACCTTGTTGTACGCCGCCTTCTTGGGATCCTTGATCCAACCTGCGCCCTTTTGTCCGTAACCGGGAATAACGGCCTTTTTGACAGCTCTCTTGGCCTTCCCGGTTGTCGCCGCTTTGAGAGACCGTTTCAGCGATGGCTTTCTCACGCCAAACTTCATTTCAGTTCCCCTTATTTTGCACAGTGACCGCACAGACGATAGCCTGCCGCTTCGATTTCTGCAATCGTACCGGTCATGGTGGATCGGTTCTCATCGTCCATGATTTTTACAGATTGGCATTCCTTTGTGTGGTAAACGTGCGTCTTTGTATTTAAAATGACCGTATATTCCTTCTCAGACGCTTTCTCTGTGGCGGCAGGCGTTTGCTTTCTGGTCGTCGGTTCTTTTGTGACAGCTGCTCTGGTGGTGGTTGTCGATTCTGTCTCGGCATCTGTGGTGGGCGCACTGGTCTCAGTCGTTGTTTTTTCAGTTTCGGCGCCAGCGCTTGCGCTCTCCGCCGGATAGAGCACTTTACTGTATTGCTTTACAGTCTCAATCGCGCCGTCCTTTAGATAGACATCAAAGCTTTTGCTGCCGAAATAAACCTGATAATATGCATTATCGTCAGCATCCTTCTTGTCGAATATGTAGGTGATTTCTCCATCCATACCACACTGCGCCAAAACTTGAAAGGCAGCATCTGCCTGATCCGAAGTGAGCCCCATCTCATTCCTAAGTTTTGTCGCAGAAGCGGAGTAGTAATCATACTGGGATTCCAATTCGGCATTCGTTTCGACAACGGAATTACATCCTGCAAACAGGAAGCATAGCAAAGCAGCCAATACCAGACACGTTGTTCTTTTCATCAGTATTCCTCCAACAATTGACAAAACATAACGTTTTGTCTATAATTTTGTTGGAGAATTCCGTGCAGGTTTTCTCTATTTTTCCAGTCGTCCGCTGTTGCAGCAGCGGGCGGCTTTTTTATTGTATGAAACCTTCATTTCGATATATTTGATCGGCAGTTTGGATAAATTCCTCGGTTACGTCAAAATATTCGGCCAGCTGCCAGACTTCCGTATACCCTTGATCGATCGCCTCACAAAAAGCATCATATGGAACCAGCATATGTACTGCTGCTTTGTTGGCTTTATATTCATGCTTTTGGATCAAATCTAATGGGCTGGAAACCGCGTGTGTGCTGCCGGTTTTGCAGTGGCCATATTCGTGAGCCAGGACACACAATTCCTGCGTATAGGTCTCAAATTGATCCAGGTCAAGGAACACGCCATATTTCCCATTCAAATAGATTGTAACAGCATTCAGTCCGGTTTTTTTGTCATACACTCTGATGTTGTCTTTTTGCATTTGTGCATATAAAGTATAGAGTTTTGGGGCATTCAACCGAGCAACCTTCCTTTTATTTGTTCTCTCCCCCGCCCTCTTTTTGCTGTTGCTCTTTGAAGAATTGCGCAAGCTCCAGCAGCTTCTGCTTGTTCTCGGGCGTGAGGTCTTTGGCTTCGTTGTGCATCGCATAGGTAAAATCATCAAATGTAACTGTGTCTGCCGATTGGGCAGGCGCTTTTTTGATATCTGTTTTTCCGAGCAAATAATCCGTTGATACTCCAAAAATATCCGCAATGCGTAAAAGCATATCGTTGTCGGGTTGACTTGATCCGCTTTCCCACATTGCGACCGCTGAACGAGACACGCCCAATTGCTCAGATAATTTTAGTTGACTGCACTGACACTCATTTCGAATTTCTTTAAGCCTTAACACGCCCTTCACCTCTTGTTACCATTATATAGTCAATTAAATTGACATTCAAGAGGCACTGAAAAATATTATGTCAATACTATTGACATACTCAAGCAACAGAGTTATACTATTGTCAAGATATTTGACAAGGTGGTGAAATTAATTGACAGCGATCAAATTGCTTCGAGAAAAAGCCAATCTGACGCAGGAAGAGGTTGCGTCCAAACTTGGAGTAGGACGGACAACTGTATCAATGTGGGAATCTGGAATGAGCATGCCCAGAGCAGACCTATTGCCTGATTTGGCTAGACTTCTATCCTGCCGAATTGATGACTTATATTCTCAAAAAATGAAAATCAATTAACAATGCTTATTTTATCACGCCCTCTTCCCTCTTCCAACTGTTTGATTTTGGAATCCGGGGTCAAAGTCCCAAGGATGGGACAGTGAACGAAAGAAAGGAGGCAGCAGCGTTGAACCCTGAAATCAATATTAACACACGCGAAATCTCCCAAATCGATGCCACATGTCTTGCCCGTCAAACGCTGCGCGCGGTGGAACGATATTTTGCCCGGCCGGGCATACAGGAAGACTATGAACGCTGGCTTGGAGAATACCAAAAAAGGAAAGGAGCGCCCCATGAAAATATATAAAATCACAATCGCCAACGGCAACTACCCGCTATCCTACACCTGTGACACAATCGCAGATGCCTATGAGTGCCTGCGGTCGCTCGCAAATTGGACCCCAAGGATCGAAATCGATCCCGATGATCTCATGGTTGCGCTGGTGCAGATGCGCAATGGTGTAATGTCAGGACGCGAGTGTAGCACTTACTCAATCGACGTGCTTGAGGAGGCAGAGCGTGATGCCGATCTGGATTGAGGCCCTCCTCGGTCTCGCCGCCATTGCGCTGGTGGCGTTGGCGTGTTGGCGGGAGGATAGGTTGATTGCGTGGGAGGATGAGTTGAAAAGGAGGTGGAGAAAACGGAAAGAGAGATCAAGATAGGTGATCGTGTCAGACTGTTGCCCAATCCAGCCATTGGCCGCGCAGAAGGAATCGTCATAGCAAAGTGTCCTCATGACGACTGGCGTAAGATCCTCATAACCCATCATGCAGACCAAAGCGTACGGCACGCAATCTATACTGTACCGCCAGACCTTTGCAGAGTGCTAAACGGAAAGCCCGCCAGTATATATGATGCGCCCGAAAACCATATTGGCGATATCACAATCACCCTGACAGAACGCGAACGGGATTACCTGACAGAGTGCATTGCCCGTGTGCTGGAGGGGGAACCCAGGCCTTTGAGGCTCGTCAAGCTGCTGAACAAAATTGCTGGTCTGAATGATCCTGGCACCTGTGGGCAAACCAAAAGCGAGTAAAACGCGCAGGGAGGCCAGGCAAATGAAGAAAATCAAAGTGGGCGACCACGTCCGCGGCACCGCAGGCAGCCAGGGATACTACACGCAGCCCAGCGAGCTGCTGGAGGCCGTTGTAACTGATCTCAACCCGGATGGGGATATCAGAATCTGCGTGATCAGGCATACAAAGTTTAAGGGGCTGCCGGAAATCGAGGTTGCGGATGAGGAAATTGAATTGATTGAGGAAGGAAGTGAAAGCCCATGAAAAAATATCAGTTGGGCGCGCTGACCGTGAGCGACAAGGGCTTACAGGACACGAAAGCGGAAGTCGTTATCGAATTGATCGACCGTATGCAAAAGTATGTTGCAGAAGGCAAAGCAGCATACGAAAACGGAAGTTACACGAACGAGCAAAAATTAAACGTGATCGAATGCCTTTGCGGCCGCTTTTGCGGGCTTTCGGAGTTCTTGCAGATCACGATGGGAGTTGACGTGCGAAGGGCGGACGGATTTCTTTATACGCAAGAAATGTATAATCGGTTCCATTATTGGAAGATGAATCTCAGGATCGAAATTGCGAAGGAACAGGAAACAATAGGTGATGATAGGAATGAGCAATAAAACTAAGGGATACAATCACTACAACTGTCGAAAGCGGCATATGTCGCCAGGATCAGGGGTGACGATTACCCAGGGTATCGTTAATTGATAAAAAGAAGGATGAATATGCCGTTTACCGCAGAAGAGCTTGAGGCAATGCGGCTTGCGGATGAAGAGATCGAACGGGAGTTTGAGGAGTCCTGGTCTGCACAGTACGCTGACGCCGAGATCAGCAAGTGGCTGGATGAATTGGCGGTCAATGATACATTGGATCACAAGCAGCTACATAACAAACGGCATCGGCGTGCCTACTACGAAGAGCACAAAGAAGAGATCGCAGCCCAGCAGCGCGCCTATCGCGAAGAGCATAAAGAAGAGATTGCAGCCAGCCGGCGTGCCTACTATGAGGCACACAAGGATGAGGCTGCTGCCTATCAGCGTGCCTACCGAGCCCGCGCAAAAAAGAACACCGCTCCCGACACTGCAACTGTCGAAAGCGGCACGTAAGAAAACCCGAACGAAATAAGGCGGTCCTTACAGCTACAGTGTAGCATTGGGGCCGTCGGATGTCAAGCCAAGGAGGCATATAAATATGACCTTTGCCGAACGGGATGAACTCGCGATGGAGCTCTGGAAGGAGGAAGCAAACCATGTATTACGAAGGGATTGGCCCGGAGCGCGGAAAGCGCGTCTCCGCAGAAAGCGCACCGGCCTATGCGATGGATCGCTGCGGGATCAGCCGGACACAGGATACCCCGGAAACACCGGAGTTCCTGACTGCCATTGTGGATTGGTATTTCTCGGGCAACTGGATCCGGAGGGAGGGCGATCCGCATGATTCCTGACCGCGGGGTTGACTTCTATGTCACCGGCACGTCAACCGTCGAGGTGCATTTCCCAAATGGGGACCTCTCCTGTCAATGGTGCCCCTACTGCAAGCGCAAAACCACGCGTGGAAATGCCCGCGTTATCTGTGTCAAGACATATGAACCGCTTGATGAAGTCTACGAAACCAGGCGGGGCGACGACTGCCCGCTGGCTATTCAGGAGGTGGATACATAATGGGAATCCCTGTCCTAATCCTCGGTGAATCTGGCAGCGGAAAAACAACCAGCCTGCGCAATTTTGAACCGGGAGAAATCCTGGTCTTCAGCGTGGCCAACAAGCCCCTGCCATTCCGCAAAAAACTCGATACTGTCAAAAACGCGACCTATGAATCCATCGGCGCCGCACTCAAGCAGAAGCAATACAAGCGGTATGCCATCGACGACAGCCAGTACCTTCTGGCCTTTGAGCTCTTTGACCGCGCGAAGGAAACCGGTTACGGGAAGTTTACGGATATTGCCGTGCGCTTCCGTTCCATGATCGACTACATCTCCCGGTCTTTGCCGGATGATACGATCGTGTATCTGCTACATCACTGTGACGTCACGGACAGCGGAAAGATCAAAGCTAAAACCGTGGGCAAGATGCTCGACAATCAACTCACCGTGGAGGGCCTGTTCTCCATCGTCCTATTCTGCCGGGCGGATGGGCAAAGCTACCGCTTTGTCACCCAATCTGACGGATATACCACGGCGAAATCCCCGATGGATATGTTTGATCTAGAGATCGATAACGACCTGAAGATGGTGGACGGCGCCATCCGGGAATATTGGAATTTAAAATCTGAGAAATAACAGGAGGAGTACATACGATGAAAGCATTCAATGGATACGAGCCGAAACGGAGCTATGTCAGGGAGCAGCTGCCCGTGGGCGGCTATGTGGTCAAAATCATGGACGTAAAGCTCGTGCATAACGACCGGGGTGACATCCTGCTCCTGAGCTTCGATGTGGAAGAGGGCGACAAAAAAGGCTTCTTCCGAGACGACTACAGGGGCCAGACGTATGAAGACAAGAAATGGCGAGGTACCTATCGCCTGCGCATCCCTGCGGATGATGGCAGCGATAAGGACGCCTGGGCAAAAAACGCCTTTAATAACGCCATGTTTGCCTTTGAGGGCAGCAACAACGGCTTCCGCTTTGACTGGGATGAGAACAAGCTTAAGGGCCTTCTGGTAGGCGCTTTGTTCCGCAACGAGGAGTGGGAGATGAACGGCAGGACAGGCTGGAGCACAAAATGTTGCTCGCTTATCCCAGCGGACGATATCCGCAGCGGGAAGTTTAAAACGCCGAAGGATAAGCCACGGGCGAACAAACCGGCGGAAAGCCCCTTTGCGGCGACCGGCGGGAAAGATTTCGAAGCCCTGGACGATGATGACGACCTGCCGTTCTAAGCGCGATGGCGGAATACAACCATTTTGAGATTGAACGGATGCTGGAGAGCATGGTGGTGCTGGTGGATACGCGGGAGCAGGATACCCCTGCCCTGCGGCGCCGCCTGAAGGCCATGCACTATCCATCTGAGCGCTGTAAGCTTGACTATGGGGATTACTCCTGCCAGTTTATCAACCCGGCGGGAGAACCCATTAGCGCTGCCAGAAAGGTCTGCATTGAGCGCAAGATGAATCTTGACGAGCTCTGCGCCTGCTTTACACGCAGCCGGGCCCGATTTGAACGGGAGTTCCTCCGGGCCAGAGAGGACGGGGCAAAAGTCTATCTGCTGGTAGAGGATGCGAGCTGGGAAAAGGCGCTCAGCGGCGCCTACCGCAGCCGGCTGAACCCTGCCGCGCTTACCGCATCCCTGCTGGCCTGGTGCGGGCGATATCGCCTTGTCCCGGTATTCTGCCGGAGCGAGACCTCTGGGGAACTGATTGGCAAAATTCTGCACTATGAGCTCAAAACGATTCTGGAGAGGGGCGAACTGTGATGCTGAAAAATGGATATATCAAGCTTTACCGTTCGCTCCTCGACTGGGAATGGTATGACGATACCGTCACCAAATGCCTGTTCCTGCACCTGCTGCTGACTGTCAACGCCTATGATGAGGACTGGAAAGGGATCGTTATCAAGCGCGGTTCCCGTGTTTCCTCATATACCAAACTATCCGAGGAATTACATTTCACAATTAAGCAAATTCGGACAGGGATACAACACCTTGAACGGACAGGCGAAGTGGCAAGGACAGCGTACCCGAAATTTACTGTATTTACAGTCACAAACTACGATTCCTACCAGACCAGAGGACAGGCAAAAGGGCATGCAAAGGGCACGCAACCGGGCAGGCAAGGGGCAGGCAAAGGGCAGGCAAAGGGCAACAAAGTAAGAATATAGAAGAATATAAAGAAGAGAAGAAAGAAAACGCACGCGCGTCCGGCGTCAAAACGCCGGAGCGCCCGACCGGAGAAAAATCGATTTTTGAAAGGATGCGGGAGTGATGGGCTACGAGCTGAAACCATCTGACGTTTATGATCTGGCCCGCGTCCTAGACGCTGACGTCCACGAAAAAGGCGGGGAGCTTTTCTTCACCTACTGCCCATACTGCCGCGGCGGGGAAAGCAGGGATAAAAACACCTTCTCTGTCAACCTCACCAGCGGGGCCTTCAAATGCTTCCGCAGCGGATGTGGGAAGGCTGGGCATTTCGTGGAGCTGGCCCGGGATTTTCATTACCAGCTGGATTTCGACAATGCCTCCCGCCCGAAGGTGTACCGGGAGTTGCCACAGCGTCCGATCCCCATCCGGGAAGGAGCAGTTGCCTATCTCCAGTCCCGCGGCATTGGCCGAGCAATTGTGGAGCGATACCGTATCACCACCCGGAAGGACCGGCCGGACATCCTGGTCTTCCCGTTTTACGACGAGAACAACGTTCTGGCTTATGTCAAATACCGCAACACGAGATTCAACGGCAAGGGCAACAAGGAGTGGTGCGAGAAGGACGCAAAGCCGATCCTCTTCGGCATGGCGCAGTGCGAAGGTTTTGACCGCCTGGTCATTACCGAAGGCCAGATTGACAGCCTGACGCTTGCGGAGTGCGGGGTTCCCAATGCGGTTTCCGTCCCAAACGGCTGCAACGGATTCACATTCCTCGAAAATGTGTGGGACTGGATCGTACAGTTCAAAGAGGTTGTCGTCTTTGGCGACTGCGAGCATGGGAAGATTACGCTTCTGGATACCTTGCAACGGCGGCTGCCGAATACGGTCAAGTCTGTCCGCATGGAGGACTACCTCGGCGAGAAGGACGCAAACGATATCCTCCGCAAGTACGGTACGCAGGCAATCCTTACCGCCGTGGAGAATGCAGAAGTACCGCCGGTGAGCAATGTCAAACGGCTCTCCGACGTGGAGAGCGTGGACATCTACAGCCTGCCGCGAATCTTCTCCGGGATTCCTGAGCTTGACCGCATCATCGGCGGCTTCTACTTTGGTCAGGTGATCCTGCTCACCGGCCGGAGGGGCGAAGGCAAATCCACCTTTATGGGGCAGCTGATGGCAGAGGCGCTTGACCAGGGTTATTCCGTTCTGGCCTACAGTGGCGAGCTGCCGGACTACCATTTTCGCCGGTGGATCGATCTGCAATTGGCGGGACCCGGTCACATCGTCGAAAGCCGCAATATGTTCGATGAGCCTGTTTACTCTCTGGCGCCGGATGTATCAGAGCGGATTGGCCGCTGGTATCAGGATCGGGCATATCTCTACGACAACAACGCCGTGGACGGCGAGGAATTGGAGAGCCTGACGGAAACGATTGAACACACGATCCGGCGGTACGGGGTGAAATTCATCTGCATCGATAACCTGATGACGGCAATGGATGTGGAGATAAAAGACGATTTGTACCGGGCGCAGTCTGCGTTCGTCAAAAAGCTCAAGCAGATTGCAGTAAAACACGATGTGGTGATCCTGCTGGTCGCCCATCCAAAGAAAACACGGGAGCAGTTGGAGAGCGACGACGTCTCCGGCAGTTCGGACATCACGAACCGGGCGGATGTGGTCCTGACGTATTCCAGCAACACGGACAAGCGCGATGACAACCCGGAGGACTGCGACAGCAAGTTGTCTGTCTTGAAGAACCGCCTGACGGGGCGGATTACCCACAAAGGGCAGGAGATCGAACTGTATTTCAGCAGGAAATCAAAGCGGATTACGAGCAAAAAGGGCTTTGAAAACGGCGTGAAGGAATATGGTTGGCTGAAAGAGAAAACCGCTCCAGGCGGCCGGGATGATTTTGAGGAGATACTGTGAGGGATGCATGATGGAATTGCAGGAAATTGAGCAGTGCGCGATGCATAACGAACCCCTGCCGGAGGACGTCGGGCAGCCGGAGCAGTATGCATATCTCTGCCTGCGCAGGCTGTACCAGGACTATTACAGCAAGCGGATTCCAAAGGAACAGGCGCAGCGAGAGAAGAAGCAATACTGCCGGTCTTACCGGGAGGCGCAGAACAGAGAGCAACAACGGCTGGAAGCTATGCGCGGGCAATTGGAGGCAGTTAAGGCTTCCGGCGGTATCCTGACACAGATTATTCAAACAGCCGATACGGCAGACCTATCCAACCTCCTTCTCTCCTCGATAAAATGCCTGTGTCTACTGCGGGGCGAAATGGTCAGCTATGGGCTCATTGAGCAGAAGATCAACGAACGGAGGCAATCCGATGCGCAAAATACGCAAGAACAAACCGCCGGAGCAGGCAATTGAACAATACACGTTTTACGGCACGGTCGTATATACCTGCCCCTACTGCTCCACCCAACTAGGGGGGGATGAGACGAGCAGGAGGCCAGAACAGTGCCCGGAGTGCGGGCAGATGATCGTTTATCCGAAAAAATGAAAGGAGATCAACATTAATGCCAAAATGTCATCATATCAAGCTGAATATCGAGTTTTGCAACGATGTACTGAATGGGAACAAATGCTTTGAAATCCGTGAAAATGACCGGGGATATCAGCGGGGTGATCTTGTAAGATTTGAGCCGTATGATCCGCGCAAATTGTGCCATCATCCGATCGAAGATAAAACGTATGTGATTACCTACGTACTGAGCGGCTGGGGGCTGAAAAATGGCTTTGTGGCATTTGGAATTAGAGAAACGGAGGAATAACTAACATGTCCGACATTGACTACGACAAACTCCGCGCCGTCCGCCGGTTGCGAAATCTTAAACCGCCAAATCCGCCTGATAATGATAAGGCACAATGCCCTGACGAGAAGTGCCCTTGGCTGCTGGATGGTGGATCATGTTTTTTCTGGAGATGTGTTAATCCAAAGAGATTTGAGGAGGGAAACGATGCTGACAAAGGAAACCCTTGAGGAATATCTCGACATCCAGGCGGAGATCAAGGATCTAGATCACCGGATTAAGCAGCGCGAGAAAGAGCTTGTGACGGATACCGTAATGGGGTCCGACCCGGATTATCCGTACATCAATCATCCGATATCAATCTGTGGGGTACAGGCGAATGATGATCTACAAGCCAAGAGGCGTAAACTAATTGAAAAGTTGAAAGCGCAAGAGGCGGGGATAGAAGAACTCATAGAATCCTTGCCAAGAAGCAGAGAGCGGAGAATTGTCCGTTATCGAGTGATAGACGGGATGAGCTGGAATGAGGTTGCTGCCAAGATGGGACATCGGTATTCGGAAGATGGCGTGCGGAAGATTTTTGACCGGGAAATGCAAAAATATTTTTGAAAATGTCCGTTTTGTCCGCTTTGTCCGTTTTGTCCGGCTATAATTTAAAATAGAGAACGTGTAAAACGAACTCTCATTCACAGTTTTCTCCTTTCTCTCCCGCCTTCCCCGGGGCGGTAATACCGGGGAACATTCAGCCAGCGTCGAATGGAAGCAATCGGCGCCGGCAATATGACGCTAGTAGCATAACTAGCAGTGCGGCCTTCGTAAAGGTGCGTGTGGGTGCAACTCCCGCCAGCGTCAAAGTCCGGATGCGCATCCGGCAAACGAGTTTCCTTGCCTCCCTTAAACCAGCGCAGTTTATTGTCGGCAAGGATATCGTGGGGCAACAGGTCGATACCGGATTCGATTCCCGGAGGCCCCAACAAAACAACACCAGCGAACTGCCATCCCTCCAGGCGGTTCGCTATTTTTGACGATAAAAGTTTTAAATGAGGTGGTGAGGTGCCCAATGAAGACAATCTAAAAGGTCACGGCTTCCATGAGCGAACCGCGAGTGAACAGCGAGAGCTTTCCGTTATGGGCGGTAAAGCCTCGGGCAAAGTTCGGCGCAAAAAAGCTGATTTCCGCAAGACGCTGAATCTGCTCCTGACCGCCAAAATAGACAACCCGGAATGGTCGCCCACCTTGGAAGCCTTAGGCTTGGAAAGCACGCTGGAAGCCGCCGTCAACGCTGCAATGATCAAAAAAGTGCTGGAGGGAGACGTCAAAGCGTATGAGGCCATCGCCAAATACGCCGGCCAGACAGACAAAACAGACGCTGATCTTGCCGAGCAGCAGATCCGCACCGACCGGGCGAAACGTGCCAGAGATCAGGAGCTCGGCAATACAGATAATTCTGATAGCATCCAGTCCTTCCTCAAAGCCATGCGGCCGGTGGGGGAAGAACTGGATGCTTTGTTTGAGGAGGGCGACGATGCCGAAGAAACGGAAGAAACCAGCGACATTTAAGTTTAAGCCCTTCTCTGATCAGCAGAAGCGCCTGATCCACTGGTGGCGGCCGGGCTTGCGATCCGCGGCGAACGATTTCGTCGTTGCCGATGGCTCAATCCGTTCCGGTAAAACGATCGCCTGTATCGTCGGTTTTCTGGTCTGGTCGCAGGAAATGTTCTCCGGCGAAAGCTTTATCCTTGCCGGCAAGACAATGGGCGCCCTGAAGAAAAACGTGATCAAGCCCATGTTGCAAATTCTTGAAGCTTGGGGCTGGCCGTATGAATATATCCGATCCGGATCTGACGCGCATATTGAGATTGGCGCCAATACGTATTATCTCTATGGTGCGAACACGGAGGCCAGCCAAGATGCAATGCAAGGTTTAACCGCAGCGGGAGCTTATGCAGATGAAGCCGCTCTCTTCCCCCGCTCCTTCGTTGATCAGATGATTGGCCGTTGCTCCGTAACCGGTGCAAAAATCTGGATGAATTGCAATCCAGAGGGGCCGCATCATTACATCCGGGAAGAATTCCTCCTCAAAGCAAAAGAGAAGCGTGTCTATCATCTGCACTTTACAATGGCGGATAACCTTACACTCTCTCCTTCCGTCATTCAGCGCTACGAGCGCGCATGGCCACATGGCAGCGTATTTTACAAGCGCTTTATCCTTGGACAGTGGGTTGCCGCGGACGGCCTGATCTATCAGCAGTTTGCAGACCACGTTCAGGATTATCTCGTTACGGATGAATGGTTAACGGTAAATCAAATTTCATATGCGGTGATTGGGGTTGATTTCGGAGGCACGAAGTCGGCCCATTCTTTTACCCTCACCGGTTTCACGCAAGGATATAAACAGGTAGTGGTGTTAGATGAATGGTATTGTAAAAAGCGGCTCAATCCAATGCAACTGCAAGAGGCGTTTGTTGATTTCGTGCGACGTGCCCAATGCCGCTTTAAGGTGTATGAGGCCTATTGTGACAGTGCAGAGCCAACGCTGATCTCTGGCCTTGAAATGGCCTGCATGCGAGCGCACTTGCCAATAGACTTAAAAAACGCAATTAAAGGCCCCATCAACGATAGAATTGCTTTCTACAATTCGCTAATCGCACAAAACCGCTGGAAGGTCATGAAGCACTGTCATCACATCATCGAGGCATTCGAACAGGCCGTCTATGACAACAAGCCGCATCAGGATATCCGGCTTGATGATGGCCAGATGAATGTAGATAGCTTGGACAGCACGGAATACAGCACGGAGAGCGTGCAGCAGGATATCCTGTATATCGTAGCATAAGGAGCTGATTATTTGGACATTTCCGCATACTTGAAGAAGAGAGGATATTTGACTGTTGACGCCGCCTACCGTTCAAAAGTGGATGAATGGCTCGACTGGTATCAAGGGGACGTCGAGAATTTCCATTCCTATAGCGTGTACAACGGCATCCAGAATGTCGGGGTGCGCCGGGCTTCGCTCCAGATGGCGAAATGTATCGCAGAAGATTGGGCGAACCTTCTGCTCAATGAGCGCGTTGCAATCCATGCTGGCGGCTTTCAAAAACGACTGGAAGAACTGCTGCAAAAAAACCGGTTCACGGTGCGCGGAAATCAACTAATTGAACTGGCCTTTGCGCTCGGAACCGGGGCTTTCGTGGAATACCTTGGCAGCGACAATGAACCGGTGATCGATTGTATCCGCGCAGATCTGGTGCACCCCCTTGCCTGGGATAATGGAGTAGTAACGGAATGCGCCTTCGGCGGTGTCCGGGTAATCCGACAGAAAGAATGCTGCTATTTGCAGCTGCACGTGCTAGACGAAAACGGAACGTATCGCATTGAAAATCACCTCTTCGACAACGAAACCGACAAGGAATTATCGTTGGAGGAGTATTGTCCCGATCTCGCGCCGAAGGTTGAAACCGGTTCCGAAACGCCGCTGTTTCAGATTATCACGCCCAACATCACTAATAACTTTGATCTGGATTGTCCGATGGGTATCTCCGTCTATGCGAACGCGATTTCCACGTTGCGGTCACTCGATCTGGCTTATGACAGCTATACGAATGAATTCGCCCTGGGCCGCAAGCGGATCATGGTGCCAATCACGATGGCAAAAATCCAGATGACGAAGGACGGCACCGCGCAGCCCATTTTCGATAGCAATGACGTGGCCTTTTATGCGATGCAGCTTCCCGACGGCGCAACGCAGGAAATCAAGGATATCAGCCCTCCGATCCGCGCTGCGGAGCATGAACAGGGCATCCGGTTGATGCTGAACCTGCTCTCCAAAAAATGTGGCCTCGGCAATGATCGATATCAATTTGAGGCGGGCGGCGGCGTAAAAACGGCGACCGAAGTGATCAGCGAAAAATCTGATCTATACCAGAACCTTCGCAAGCACGAGCTGCTGCTTGGGCCTGCAATTGTCGATATGGTGAAAGCTCTGGCCTTTCTGAATGGCACGCCGGAATCGGATGTGCAGGTATCTTTTGATGACAGCATTATCAACGACGATAATACAAAGCTCGATAACAACATTAAGCTAGTGCAGGCCGAGCTGAAATCAAAGCTGACCGCTATTATGGAGCTTAACGGGTGCAGCAAAAAGGATGCGCAGAAAGAGCTTGACCGGATCGCAGCGGAAAACCGCAGGGTGTCCGGTTCTGATGTGGATCTTTTCGGCGCGGAAGGTAGTGGAAACGGCGAAGACAACGATAACGAAAAGCCAACCATTGGTTTCCGTGTGCCCGATGAAGACGAAGAAACTGAGGGTGAGGATACGTGAATCCATACGAAGCGTCCCTGCTTTCCGCCCCCCTGTCTGGCTTATATGCAGATATTGAGGACGATTTGCTGCTCAGCATCGCAAAGCGACTTGCAAAAAATATGGAGATTACAGACACTGCAAAATGGGAATTGAAGATGCTAGCCCAGCTGGGGGCGCTACAGAAGAATGCTGCGCGCATCATAGCGCAAAAAGCAGGGATTGCGCCGCAGATGCTGGAGGTTGCCCTACAATCCGCTGCCAAAGATGCCATCGAGCAGCTGGAGCCGAGCTATCAGCGGCTCGCAGCGGACGGGTATGCGAAAACAGCAAAAATCCCACCTGCAAAATCCGCCGCACAGGCCGCAAGGGCTTATGTGAAGCAGGCTAAAGACAGCCTGAATATGGTCAACACTGTTATGCGATATAAAGTGAAACCGGTCTGGACAGCGCTGATAAAAGGAGTTGCCGGTTATATCCGGGAGAACGCTGAAAAGCAGCCTGTGCTTGATCTTCTGAACAAGCACACCGGAGCGGCCGTGCTCGGTGCGGAAACCCGGCAGCAGGCGGTGCGCAAATGCATCCAAGAGATGCTCGACCGAGGCATCCCTGCGTTTGTGGATAAGGCCGGGCGGGAATGGAGCCCGGAAGCATATGTCAATATGGATATCCGTACAACGGTAACCAATACTGCCCACGCGGCGCAGGATGTCAGAATGGAGGCATATGGGCTTGACTTGTTCGCTGTATCCAGCCATTCCGGCGCCCGGCCAAAATGTGCAAAAGACCAGGGCAAAATCTTTTCAAAGTCAAATAAGTCCGGCACCGTAGAGGATCTGCGCGGCAATAAAATCCGCTTTTATCCGCAGTCCTCTTCCAGCATCGGCGACCCTGACGGGTTGTTCGGCATCAATTGCGGCCACTTCAAGACGCCGTTTGTGCCGGGCGTATCCATGCAGCGGTATTTCCCAACGGAAGATCGTGCTGATCGTGCTGAGAATGATCGAAAATATCAGGAAAGCCAAAAACAACGGGCTTTGGAGCGGGATGTCCGGGCTGCCAAGCGGGAATGTGCTGTATATGATGCGCTTGGAGATAAAGAAGCCTTTGCGAAGTCGTCCTTGAGGTTGCGAGAAAAGCAGAAAAAGCTGGCCTCCTTTACGCAGTCCACCGGACGCACCCGCAGAAACGACCGGGAACAAACGCATGAATTTGGCCGCAGCATCAGCAGCAAGGCAACAGGCTCCCGCCGACGTTATGAACAAGCAGCACAAAAAATTAACAGCACCAAGACGAATGACGGGCTACAGACAAGCATCTCAGTACATAGCGTCCTGCGAGCTGAAGTCCGCGGCGTGAAGACTGCAGACATACAGGAAGCCTTGACGAAGCCTCTGGAAATCAGTAAGATAAAAGAGGACAGTAAAGGCAGAAAAAGCAAGCGCTATATCGGCGAGCAGGCGACTGTTGCAGTCAATCCGGACACCGGCGTGGTTACGACCGTCTGGCCTACATCTTCTAAACTTCGGGATAAACTGAAAGGAGGCGCACGATGAAACGGGATTTTACGAAAAAACAGCTTGAACTGCTGTCTAAAATGGATCTTCCTTTCGACCCGTCCGGCGAGTTGTCGGAAGAGGAAGAATTGCAAATGGAGGAAAGCGTATCCAACTACTTCGCGTTGCATGGGCTTGCCGGAAACGGTGACCAAACAAACCAAACCGGCGAATTGTGCGCCGATATTATGACGATCCTTGCGCAGTAACAGCTGAATACGGAATCAGGCTCACAGTCTTTTGGCTGCGGGCTTTTTTCATGCCCAAAACGCACTTACGGCTTAAAACTGCGGGCGGGGCGGCAAGGCCGCAAATAACAGCCGACGGGCTTAAAACGGGAGGTTCAGACCTATGAAACAATTTTTGCATGTCCTCTGGGTGATCTTGTTATTCCCCGTTCTGCCAATCGTAGGCATCCCGGGCGCCGGCGGTAAGGCGGACGGCGAAAAAGACGAAGAGGACACGGACGGCACGCATGCCGGCGAGGGTGACGACGACCCGGACGAAGATGACGAATCGTCGGAGAGTGGTGGCGAAGAGGTCACCATGAAGCAGTCAGAACTGGACGAATTGCTCGATAAGCAGTTTCGCAAGGGCGCGCGCAATGCACAGTACAAGCAACGCAAGGCTGCCAAGGAAAAACCGGGTGAAAAAGGTGATGAGAATGCAGATGGCACGGAGGAAAAGGCCGAGGAACGGCTCAAGGCCGCTAACGAACGGCTGTTGCGTGGTGTCGTCCGGGAGTTCTCAGCCGAACTGAGCATCAACGCGCGGGGCGCAAAAGCCGCCCTGAAGCTTGCAGATTTTGAGAGCTGCTTTGATAGCTCGGGTGAATTAGATGAGGATGCTGTGAAAGATGTCCTCGAAGATTTCGTGAAAGAATACCCCGAATTCTCCTCTGCCCATCAAGATGACGAAGACGAAGAGCCGCCAAAAGCGTGGGGCCTACGGCAGAAAGGCAAAGGAACCGCGAAGCGCGACGGTGTGGAGGAAGCTTTTGCCGCATTGAACCCGGATATTAAAATTTAACTGGAGGAATGAACAATGGCGCATAACAAACAGGAACGCTGGTCCAAGCTGGTTGACGCAAAGTTGCGGCAGACGCTTGTGACCAAAGACCGAACGATCTTCAACAATCGCTATGAGGGAAACCCGAAAGCTGGAAAGGTTAAAATCCCGGTTCGAGATACTGAAGTCGAGGTTAAGGCATATAACAAGAGCACCGGTGTCGACCTCAGCGAGGGCAGCACCTTCTACATCGATCTTAATATTGACCAGGACGAAGCCGTCAACGAGCTTATTGACGGCTACGACGCAGCCGCCGTGCCGGATAATCTGGTTGCCGACCGTCTGGACAGCGCGGGGTATTCCCTGGCCTTGTCGATGGATCTGAAATCGATCCGCCTGCTCGAAGAAACGAGTGGCGTGCAAGTTGCCGCCATCAGGACGGCGGCAACGGAATCCACCGCCTACAAAGAGGCACTAAAGGCAAAAACCTACCTTTCCCGCGCCGGTGTCCCCGCAACTGGCCGTTGGATGCTCGCCTCGCCGGAATATCTGGAAGTGCTCATGCTTGACGATCATTTTATCAAACAGGGTGATCTCTCGCAGCAGCTTGTAGCCGCCGGTGCGGTCGGCAAAATCGCAGGCTTCCCGGTATACGAGTGCTGCAACACGATGCAGAACGATACAGAACTGGTTAGCGGCAAGAAAACCACGACCGAATTTATTTGCGGGCATCCGGACTGGTGCCACCGCGTTATGGAATGGCAGGAGCCGGTTGATATTGTGTCCCTCAAGGGATCTGGCAAATTCATCGGCGCGTCCGCCGTGCAGGGCCGCAAAGTCTATGGTTTGAAGATCTCCAAGCCGAAAACCGTATATGTCAAGCGAACGGAAACGGCTGTCTCTGGTGGCTGATATGACGTATATTGACCGGGCGGACTACGCACTATTTTCCGGATGCATGGATATCCCGGAGAATTTTGACGCAATCGCGTCGCGCAGCGAGGACACGATCGACCAATTGACGCAATATCGCATTCGGGCGCAGGGCTTTGACAGCCTTGCGCCTTTTGCGCGGGATCAGATCAAAAAAGCTGTCTGCGCGCAGTGTGAGTATATTCTGAATTCCGGCGGGCTGGAAAGTGCGAACGGCGGCGGGGCGCAGAGCATGACAATCGGGAAGTTCAGCATATCGGGCCCTGCGTCACAGCCGGTCGGATGTGCCGTCTCCCCGCTCGCCATACAATATCTAGCCTTAACCGGATTGCTTTATACGGGAATGGATGTGATGGTATGATACCGATTCCGCGTTCCGCCCTGCCGCATAACATTGTTTTGCGCGCTCCCGGCCAAACGGACGCCTGGGGCCAAGAAACGGATCAGACGATGGGTACGGAAATCCGCTATGTGCGCATCGAACCGAGCAGCAAACTGGTGGCCGATGCGCAGAACCGGCAGATCCAGCTCGCTGCACTGCTTTTTTATGACTGCGTGAACAGCGCTCCACGGGGGATCTCTTGGAAGCAGGGCCAAAAAATCACCTTTAACGGCCAACCCATGACCGTGCAAGTCGTGGAGCCGCTTTATGCTGCCCAGCGGTTGCATCACTATGAGATAGGGCTGATTTGATGAACTTGGAAATCAATACAGACTCTTTCGCAGTCAAAGCACAGATCGAGGCGGACATCAAGCGAGTTCTACCAGTCCTTTCTCAACAGATTTTGCAAGATTGCAATTATTTCTGCAAGCAGGATCAGGGCGGCCTGATTGCGAGCAGCCAAACGGCCAGCAATTTCGAAGAAGGGACGCTGATCTGGAACACGGTATATGCCGTTATGCAGTATTACTTAGGCGCAACCAGCACGGACATCAACGCAAACGCCACAAAGATGTGGTGTCAGGCGGCCTATGCCCGTTTCGGCGCGGACTGGGAGACGCTGCTGCAAAAATTGCTTGAGGAGGGATAGCGTGGAACCGCAGGCCGCATTTTTAAACGATTTAATCGCGCTGGTCAATCAATTTGAATTGTTCTCACCTGTGCGTATCGGTCAATTGCCCACCACGCCCGGCATCAGTGTAGAGATCAACAGCGGGCACATCAGCGATTTGTATTATGACCGCTCCGCGATCCACGAACTCCCGCTACTCTGGCTATGCAAGCATCCGGATCAGTTGACCGCATACAACACTTTGCTCACCACCGGGAACCGGTTATCCTCCCTCCCCTCCTATCCGGACGGCGAAGCATACCGGTGGCTGGGCCTAGAAGTGACCAACGAGGCCGAATTCGTGACGAAGCAGGAAGACGGCCAGTATATCTACAGCATGATTGCTGTCGCAAAAATCTATTTTTAGGAGGTAATATCGTGGGCATTGATATTAATTATGATCTCGTCGCAGAGCTTGATACATCCGAAGCAAGCGCGTCGGATCCAGTCTGGAACGATATGGGCGGAATCGCCAAGAATCTGAGCACTGCCCTCAACGAGGTGCTCTATCAGGCAACTTATTACAAAGACGAGGGCTGGGGCAGCACGGAAGTTACTGGCGGGCAGTTCACTGTAACTGTGACTGGCGACAAAAAGCCCGGCGATCCGGTTAGCGATTATTTGACCGCGCCAGAGCGCATGTACGCCTTTGGGGCCGCGCGGAAAACGAAGCTGCGCATCCGGCATAAGAGCGACGCAAAGGCCATCGTCTGGCCCGTCACGCTCGCCAACATCACCGAGGGTCACGGCGACGCAAACCAGCCGAACGCCCTGACCATTACAATCCACGGAAACGGCGCTCCCACCTTTGAGGACGTGTCCGCGTCCGCGGAATAAGGAGGTCTTCTCATGGGTTATCAGGTTGGCCGCAGCAAGCGCATCGAAGAAACGCTTGATCTCGTCGATTCCGAGGGCGTTATTCAGTACACGATCCCCGTAGCGCTAAACACGTCCGACATTGCACGGCAATACCGCACGCAGTACCTGAATCTCGCCAAGGCACAACAGGCATATACCGCACTCCAGCAGGCTCAGGGAGAAGAAAAAGCCGCGGTAGTGGAAACGGCTGAGCAAGCGCTTGGGGATGCAGTTCTTGGCCTGTTTAGGCTCGTGTTTGGAGAGGAGAACCTTCAACAAATTCTCAGCTTTTATGACGGCTGCTATATCGAGATGCTGGAAAACGTTCTGCCCTTCCTGACGCAGGTTGTAGCGCCCGCCTTACAGGCGGATGCCGCTCAGCGAAAACAACGGATCGCGCAAAATTACGGCATACCCAAAGCCCGGAAGTGGAGGCATTGACGTGCTCTCCCTCTACCAGAGACCCGTATCTCGTTACGGCGGATATCGTCTGAATCTGTCCTTTGACCGGGTATTGCGCGTCCTGGCCTTGCTGGAGGAATCGGAACTCGACGACGCCGATAAAGTCGACTTTGCTTTGCAGCTTCTCGTGATGAATGAACGACAGCTTCTGCGATTAAATCCTGTGCAAAAAATGGAACTCTACGAGGGAATCCTGCGGGATTGCATCGCTGATCAATCGCATCCTGTGGCAAGCCGGGAACTAAAATGCTTCGACTTTGCACAGGATGCGGACGCGATCTACAGCTCTTTTTGGCTGGATTACGGCATTGACCTTCATGACCAGATCGGCCGCATGCACTGGCGCACCTTTACAGCCCTGTTCAGCGGCCTATCCGAGCGCACCAAGATGCGGGAGATTATGTCCATCCGGCGTAGGCCACTGCCGGAACCAACCAAATATAATCAGGAAACAATCCGTAATTTGATGGAACTGAAATCTTTCTACGCCTTGCGCAGCCCTGAGGGGACCAATTATCAGGAGGGCCTCTCGGAGCTTTATGACATGCTGGAACGGCAGGTGGTGAAGAAGTGACAGATATCCGATGCCCCTGCTGCCAAACGGTACATCGCCCGGGGAAATTACTTCTCCGGGCAGATGTCGTTAAGGGCGAAATTAAATGTCCCCGCTGCGGGGCAATTATCAAACTCGATCATCCAAAAACAGAGCCAATAGCCTCATCGCCCCGTTCGCGGTAGAGAGCCAGTGCCTGCTTAATATAAGGCAGGTGCATTTTTATGGCCGAAAACAAGGTGAAATATTACGTCCGGATCGATGATAAATTCGTCGAGGCGGACATGAAGGACGCAGAAAAAACCGTCTCCTCCTCCGGCGGCAAATTGGTCAACGCCGGCAAGAAAGTCGCCGCCGGTGTTGGCGCAGCGTTTGCAGCCGTCGGTACTGCTGCCGCAGGCATCGGTGTCGCGGCGGTCAACAGCGCCACCGACATGGACAAGGCAATGAACCAATTCGCCGCATCCATGGGAATTTCGAAAGAGGCAGCCGCTGAATACCAGGACGTTCTGGAAGGCATCTACGCCAATAACTACGGCGAAGATTTCGGCGATATCGCGAACGCCATGGCTGATGTCAAAAAGCAGTTGGGGGAACTGGACGATGCCGGCCTACAGAATGTGACCGAATCTGCCTTTGCTCTTCGGGACACCTTTGGATATGAAATCCCGGAATCCACCCGAGCTGCAAAGGCCATAATGGACAATTTCGGTGTTTCCGGCGAAGAGGCTATGAGCCTGATCGCCGCTGGCGCACAAAACGGTTTGGACTACTCCGGCGAGCTGATTGACAGCATCAACGAGTATTCCGTCCAGTTCGCGAAGCTGGGCCTGGACGCCGATGACATGTTCAACATCTTCCAAAAGGGCTCCGAAACCGGCGCCTGGAACTTGGATAAAATCGGCGATGCAGTGAAAGAGATGTCCATCCGCGTGATTGACGGTTCAGATACAACGGCGGAAGGATTCTCCGCGATCGGCTTGAATGCCGATGAAATGTCGAAGAAGTTCGCAGCTGGCGGCGAGAGTGCAAAAGAAGCATTCAACGAGACAATTCGTGCCCTCGCCGATATGGAGGATCCTCTGGCCCAGAACACTGCCGGCGTCAACCTGTTCGGCACAATGTGGGAAGATCTCGGGCCAGAGGTCGTCACGCAGCTCGCGGATATCACGGACGGTTCTTATGATGCAGCAAACGCGATGGAGGGAATCAAATCCGTCAAATATGATGATCTTTCGTCCATGCTGGAGGGTGCAAAGCGTAGCCTGGAGCTACTGCTCATTCCGCTTGGCGAAAGCCTGATTCCATTGCTGACAACGGTCATCGAAGCGTTGCTCCCCTCTATCGAAGCCGTACTTCCGATCATCCTTGAATCTGTGGAGAGCTTTTTGCCTCCGATGCTGGAACTTGTGGAAGCGCTGCTGCCTCCCCTACTAAAGCTTTTCGAAAGCCTGGCACCAGTCATCGGTGAGCTGATGGGGAACCTGATGCCGGTGCTTGTCTCCCTCTTTAACCAGCTCTTACCACCGGTCACAACAATCATCTCCGAATTACTACCTCCCCTACTGGAACTGTTCAGCGCTTTGCTACCAATTATCAGCACCCTGCTAGAACTACTCGACCCAGTCATAGACCTGTTTATGACCTTGCTCGATCCCGTTATAGACCTGATGGAGCTGGCGCTTACGCCCCTGATCCGGTTAATCTCCGAACTGGTCCAGATCGCGATTGTACCTCTCAAAAATCATCTAAATGTGCTCGGCTCCGTTTTTGGAGATATTTTCGCATCCATTGCGGGGACAGTGAGCAAACGGCTGAATGCGGTGATCAGCATCTTTCGTAATCTCATCAGTTTTATCAAAAATGTTTTCACCGGGAACTGGCGTGGCGCATGGGACAATGTCAAAAATATCTTCAAAAGCATCTGGGACGCCATCAAAGAGAGCGTCAAATTTCCAATTAACTTTATTATCGATGGCATCAATGGCTTCATTAAGGGAATTAACAAAATTGAAATCCCAGAGTGGGTGCCACTGGTCGGCGGAAAAGGCTTTCACATTCCAACAATTCCCCGTCTGAAGGTCGGCCTGGACTATGTGCCGAGCGACTGGTATCCCGCGTTTCTGGACCGCGGCGAACGCGTCCTGACGGCCGAGGAAAACGCCCAGTATACGGCGCTCGGCGGGCTTTATGGCATGATGAATGCAATTGCTCCGCAGGATACCGCAGCGCCCCCTGTTTTTTATATCTACCTAGCTGGCGCCGCTATTATGGATAGCCGCCGGGTCGGAAATCTGGTGCTGCGAAGCATTGACAGTGTGGTGAAGAGCAATGGCGGTTAAATGCTACATTAACAAAATCGAATATCCCATGCTGGGCGATGCGGAAATCACGGATCACGCAGCAGCCTCCTCAGAGAGCACTATCTCGGTGGATATCACCGGCCTCCCGGAGCCGCGCGCATTCGATACAGTCTATTTGTTTGACGATGCAGGCTATCTCTTGTATGGCGGCGTGTGTGGAATCCCGAAATCCCCTGCGTGGAAAACACCGTTTGAAAAGCCTGTCTATGAGTTAACGGTGAACAGCATGAATCACTTGCTGACGCGCCGGTTTGTCAACAAAGCGTGGGCGAACAGTTCGCTGCATGAAATCATCCTAGAGATTTACGACAATATCATTGCAGCGGAAAATATCTCGTTGGGCACAGTGTCCTCCTCTCTTTCCGGCCTCCCAAAGCAAAAATATATCGCTCCAGACATGACGGTTTACGACGTGCTCAACGAGATCGCAGGTTTGGTCGGTGCGACGTGGAATATCGAAGCGAATACCGCCAGCACGCTGCGGGAATATCTCGGCTACACCTCCACCCCACTGCAATTCTACGCGGGTACGTCCGGACCGCTTCCGGCAATTATGCCCTATGAGTTTTATGACACACCGATTTTTAAGCCTTTTCGCTTTGTATTCCTGGTGCGCGAGGATTTCCCGGCTGCTGATCCGCCGGAAAGCTGCCGGGAGATCCAAAAATCCGTTGAGGCTTATAGCATGCGCACCGTACAAACGGTAAAGGGCGCCACCGGCATCACGGACCCGCAAACCGAAACACATATCTATAACGCCGAGGATGGCAAAATCACCGCTGCATGGCCAATTGTCGAACTGCCTACCATTCGGGTTAACGGTACGCTTGCGACGGTTGGCATCAACGGAATTGATGGCGAAGATACGAGCAAGCAGTGGCTGTTTTCCTACAACTCCGCAGAAATTGTTATCAATGATAAATACGAACCTGCGCTGACCGGCGGTGAAACAGTAGAGATAACCTATCGAGGTTATTTCTCCCTGCGGGTGCGGCTGTCCAATGCGCCGGTTATCCGACAGATTGCGGCACAATCAAACACCTCTGGAATCGTTGAGGAGGTAGAAAGCGACGATCGCTATAGCACGGCTGCGGAGCTGGTCTCCTACGCTGCAAACCGGCTTTACTCTTACGCTGACGCGGAGACAACTGTGACGCTGGTGGTGGATTCACCGCGCTGCACGGATCCGTTCACAATATGGCGATTGAATTGGCCCGAACTCCATATAACCGGCGAATATGTTGTCGTAGAGCGCACGTTGTTCCTCGGAGGGTGGCAGCGTGTGGAGGTTAAACTCAAAGATAAAGGATATCTGACGGCCTACGGCAAAACATTCCTGCGGGACTACGCAAACAGTCCGACCGATATTCGCGATACAGATATTGTCATCGGGTCCGTCATGGCCGCAGACGCGCTTGCGCTGCAGGCCACCTATGCTATCCGCACCCCGCTGTGCTGCTTCGCAGACGATGGGCAGCCCTGGATGTGGGGAGGTGAATATTATGCCGGCTATTAAGGCCTCTGCAACAGGCAGAATCGGCGATGAAAATTATACAGGTGTTATCACTAAGACCGTGCTGGATGCCCTTAACGGTATATTCATGACAGGCACACTCCGCCTGTCGCTCAAACCGACGCACATCGCGCTCGGCTCAGGGACAGCGACGGCCACAAAATATGACACTGCATTGGAACACGAGATTTCCCGTTATCCGCTGACGCAGCTCACGCGGGCCGGCGGCGTCACTACAGCCCTGGTCAATCTCCCGGCCTCCGGCGCAGACATCGAGGCAACGGAGCTCGGCGTATTTGCGGACGATATCATGCTCGCGCGGACAAACGTGGCAATCAGCAAAAACAGCAACAGCATTCTGAATTTGCTTTGGATGCTGACAATACAGGAGGTTTGACATGTCACCGTTAGAACGATGGGTGGCCAACACGAAGCGCGTGCTGGCAAAGGATAAAAACACAGAAACTGAATATGAATTCGAGAGCGTTTTTCCAGACGGTGCGCCGGACGGCACCGCCTTCAGCGCAGAAAATATGAACAAGATCATTGACGCGGTCAATGGTTTGGATGAAAGCAAAGCCCAGCCCAATGGCATCGCCACCCTTAACAGCAGCGGCAAGCTTGCACAGATGCCCACGGCGGCGGATGTGGCAGCGTTGCCTGCATCAGCAATCTCAAGCGGCAGCAACGATAACGGATCGTGGATCAAACTGCCTGGCGGCATTATGATCTGTTGGGGTACGCGCAAGGGCACGACTGGGGACAACGGATCAATTCCGGGCAGCACGGTTTTTCCGCTGCCGTTCACGACAGCTCCCGATTATGTGGGCTGTCTGGCCGACTGGTCACATCACTCGGTTGAGTACGTCGATCTGACCGCAAGCAATGTACGGTTTATATTTAGAACGTACTCGGGGGGATACCTGACTAATAGCGCCGTGGAGTTTAAGTTTATGGCGATTGGATCGGTATCGTGGTAACCGGCCAGGCCGCAGCCGCAGCGGCGCATCTTTACCTTGCGGCGTACATCACTATATCGATACTGGTCACGTCGATCATCGGCATGGCCTTATCTATTATTCTAAACATAAAAAGGAGCGATCAACATGGCAAAACCCACAATCTACATCGCCGCCGGGCACGGTGGCAGCGATCCCGGCGCGTGCGCGGGAGGTTACATTGAGAAAGCATTGACGCTGAAAACCGCACTTGCCTGTAGGGATTACCTGAAGGCTTACGACTGCGACGTCATCATGGCCCGCACAGCAGACGTTGACTGCAAAGTCGCGGACAAGATGGCGGCAATCGAGGCAAAGAAGTCCATCATTGATCTGGTATTGGAGATGCACTACAACGCAGGTGGCGGAGAGGGATGCGAAGTCTACTACTGGTACAATCACGCTCCCTCCAAAGCACTTGCGCAGAAGGTGCTTACCGAGATGATGAAGCTTGGCCAGAAGAGCCGTGGCATCAAGGAGAGCAAGGCGGGCACAAGCTACAATTTCGGCATGTGCCGGCAGGCCAAAGATACGAATATTCCCTCCATCCTCGGCGAATACGCGTTTGTCGACAACAGCAGAGACCAGGTAAAGATCAACACGGACGCGAAGCTCAGAGCAATCGGCGAGGCATATGCGAAGGCTGCGATTGCGTACCTCGGCCTGAAGAAAAAAGCGCAGCCGGAGAAGCCCTCCACAGGAAGCAGCACCGGCGCAATCACCGTCGGCAGCACCGTCAAAGTGACCGGCACAAAGTATGCCACCGGTCAGACCATCCCCACGTGGGTCAAATCCACCACGCACAAAGTCTCCGAGATCAGCGGCGGCCGGGCGTTGCTTGGCCGTGACGGCGGGATTTGCAGTTGGGTCTATCTCAAGGATCTCGTGCTCGTGTCTGGCGGCGCGGCAAAGCCCGAGAACATCTATGCTAAGGGGCGGGCAATCCGCCTGAACAATACCGCCTTGTATGGCTCCGCATCAGCTAAGACGGCGGCAGGCCGCAAGACGGGCACATATTATCTTTATGACGGTGTGGAGATCAGCGGCAGGTACCGGATCACAACCAGCGCAGCGAACTGCAGCAAAACGCCCACGGGCAAGTATGTGACCGGGTATATCAACAAGGCGGATATTAAGTAGGTGATTGCCGGTGCAGATGATCGATCAAATCGCAAATTCAATTGGTTCCGTCGCAGCCATCTGCGGCGGAATCATTACAATCCTTGCTCTCTTAGGGCAAATCCGCAAATGGCTCAAAAAAATATTGAACGAATCAAAGGCAATCCGAACAGACATTGATAAGCTCAAAGACCATGCAAAAGAAAATTATATGAGCACCTTAAGATTAACGATCATGAGCGAAGAAATCCCGCTGGAAGAGCGGCTAGAGGCCGGTGAAAAATATGTCCAGCTAGGCGGAAACGGCCCAGTGAAATGCAAGTATAAGGAGTTACAAGAGGCTTATCTCAAAAAATCAAGAAGGGAGGAATGAATATGCGTATCTGGGTAAGCGCCGCGGCGATCATCAATGCAATCGCGCTGGGACTGCTGGCATTGTCAACGTACATACCGGGGCTGTGGGTATGAGATGTGAAAAGCCCTCCGTCGAGTGGCGGAGGGAGAAATTTTAAAATTGGAGGAATACATATGCTGAAAAATATCAACTGGAAAGTACGCTTGAAGAACCCCACGTTTTGGGTACAGATTGTGATCGCTATCATCAGCCCAATCTTAGTCGGCCTGGGCGTACAGTGGCAGGATATGACGACCTGGGCGGCGCTGTGGGATGCCCTGCGTAACGCGGTGAGTAACCCCGTGATTGTGGTGTCGGTCATCGGCTCTGTGTGGGCGTGTATTACCGATCCTACCACCAAAGGCACGGCAGATAGCCAGCTTGCGATGACGTATGACACGCCGAAGAATGACGGCAAAAAAAACGATTAAATACAGCGGGCCCCGGTTTCCTTTTGGATTCCGGGGCCTATCGCAAATTTAATGTCCAAATAACGGTTTTGGGGTTGAGTTGTGGGCCACTACTTCCCGAAACAACACATCTCTTGAATCGGTTAACTCGCTTTCTACATGGCGCTTTCTTTCCTCAATTTCTAGTTCTTTCTTTATTGTTTCCATGTCGTCAGTTGATTTTTTAATTTTATCTAATTGAAAAGACACGATCTTACATAAGAGAATTACCAATAAAAAATACATTTTAATTAGAAGATCACGTACCCAGTATTGCTGACGCATATATTTGTTTATTTCTTTAAATATTTCACTTGAAATCTCATCAAGAACAGGATCGCTTTTTATTTTTTCAAATAACTGTTCCGTTTCGCTATCTAATTGCACTTTTCCCGTCATTACCTTCCAATATCTCTTTATGCTCACCTTCGAATCATCTTTAAAATAACATATTGCGCAAGTTGCATATTGTTCAATAAAATTATATTCTTTGGAACGCCGATTAATCCCAAACCTTATAGAATTGATTTCCAGCTTATCTTTAAGATACACTAACTTTTCTATCTGTCTCATTTTGTAACGTTTAATAACAGTATCAGTAATCAGTGCAATGCCCATAATAGATGTCAATAAAATACAAATGTGTAACATAATATCACCTTTTAAATGCGGTTTTTTGTGGTTGTCGTTTGACTTTCATCTCTCTGCCGCACGGCTTTCATAAGCTCATTTTTTGTTTCTATTGCTTCTTGCATTGCCTTTTTATCACATCTATGAACGTAAAGAAAAGTTACAACTACAACTATAAAGACGATCGTTAAAAGAATACTATAAAAAAATGATATTGGGGTTTTATCAAGAGCATTAGCCAGCACGTCAAAAAAATGTAACGCAGATTCATAGAGAGCAGGGGTATCTTCACTGCTTACTCGCGTACAGCTTTTGTAAAAAGCAAAACTTATTATTAAAAAAGCAACCCCCATTAAATTTCGAAAATTAACTAAGCCGGTCAATTTTTCTACTAAAAATTCTAAAAACTCATACCCTGGGCCTTTTTTCACCGTCTTTTTATTGGCCAATCTCTCTGCACCCTCATTCTACATTATCGATCATCCTGCATTATCCAATCGAATCAAACTAACTTTCGAATAAATAATCCCAAATGTGACAAAGATATGATAGTACAGACAAGAAATAATGTCAATATTTTCTTATAGTGTTTATTTAAATTTCCTTGCATCTTTATTATACTCAATTTTTATCAAAATGCAACATCTGGAAAAAATATATTCACATTAAATTCATTTTATCCCATAAAACCGATCCCATAAACATGAAATCTGCAAGATTTTTATTGTACTTATACCAAAATTATAGGCGCCGTCAAGAGTTATGCGTAAATTAGTCCTATCTCTTTCGGTATATCTTATTCCATTAACTGATTTTAGTTTAACTATTATCGGTGATGTTTATGGATTCTGCGATCCGTCGATGATCACAAAATAACGCTCCCCGGAATCCATCAGGGTTCCAGGGATTATTTTTTTATAACGCAAAACCCCACCAAGGATTTCTCCCTGGTGGGGCTACTGCTATTTCCGCAAAACGATGCCAAACACATGCCCTACAAAGAAAAACACTGTGTTCGCCTTATTTGCGCTTGGTGGAGATGAGGGGAATCGAACCCCTTACCTCTTGCATGCGAAGCAAGCGCTCTACCAAGTGAGCTACACCCCCATATGGACTTGTCTGCAAAAGGAGCGCTTTTGCGTAGATTATTATAGCGCCCTGCTCTGCATTTGTCAATAGAAAATTTCGTTCCCTTTCTTTTTCTCAGAGCAGGGCAAGCAGCAACAGCTGCGCTGGGTAAAACAGGTAGAAAAACCACTTGCCCCAGTTGCCCTCTGAAAAACGCCCCTTTTGATGGTTATAGAACAGAAGCAGCACAAGCGCCAGAAAAACGCCGAGTGTAAAGAGGCTGGAGAGCAAGCCGGATATCAGGCCGCAGCCTGTCTCCAGCTTTTCGGATAGTGTAAAACAAAAATAGAAAATTGCCACAGCGGAAAAGGCCGCTGCCCGCTTCTTTTCATCCTCCCGGAATATCCAGAAGGTGAGCGCAAACAATACGGCGGTGACTGGCCAGTCGCACCACCAGGTAGCAGCGGTACAGCTGAGGACCGCAATCCACCGGAGCGTACCGTTCTGGATTTTGTCATAAGAAAGTACCGCCAGAAAGCAGAACAGCAAAGTAAAGATCACATTCAGGCCCGGCGTATACCAGGGTTGTCCCCGAAACATGGCATAAGGAACTTGCGAAAGCAGGGCAAAGAGCAAAAGCCGCAGGCCATACTTCTTCTTACTGTGCGTATAGCTGTACCCTTCCGCGATAAAGAAGCACATGATTGGCAGCGTGATGCGGCCCACCGTATGGAAAAGCTGCGCCAAAGGGCTCGAAAAAACAAGAAAGCGCCAACCGATGTGGTCGAGCAGCATTGCAGCTGCGGCGATCACTTTCAGCATGTCCCGATTGAGCAACTGCAACCGACGGCTCGCTTCCACATTGTTTCCCCCTTGCCATCTGGTTTTATCAGCGCTGCCCGCCCTTGATCTTGTCCCAGTAGCTCTTTGCAGCCTGCTCGGTCTTATTCTCCCCATATTCGTAATAGCGGACATTTTTCAGCGCATCGGGAAGATACTGCTGCGGGAGCCAGTGATTCGTATATTCATGGGGATACTCGTAAAACTGCCCTTTCTTCGGATTGTCTGCGCCGTCGTAGTGGACATTTTGCAGCGCGCGGGGGATCGGCCCACTTTTTCCGCGGCGCACGTCATCCATGGCACGATTGATTCCCTCATAGGCGCTGTTGGACTTTGGGGCTGTCGCTACCAGTACCACCGCATCCGCGAGCGGGATGCGCGCTTCGGGTAGGCCGACCTGCAGCGCCGTGTCCACCGCCGCCTTGACAATTGGGATGATCATTGGATAGGCAAGGCCCACATCCTCGCAGGCGCAGACCATCAGTCGGCGGGTGGCGCTGGGCAAATCGCCAGCCTCCAGAAGCCGTGCAAGATAGTGTAGCGCCGCATCCGGGTCGGAGCCGCGCATGGATTTCTGGAAGGCGGAGATGATATCGTAATGCTCGTCTCCCGCCCGGTCATACCGAAGTGCGCTGCGCTGGGAAAGCTCCTTCGCGTGCTCAAGCGTGACCGTGCGCGGCTCTCCCGGCGCGGGCATCGGGGAGGCCAGCACGCAGAGCTCCACCGCATTGATGGACTTGCGCACGTCACCGCCGCAGGCCTGCGCGATATAGGGAACGACACCCTTCTCCAGCAGAATCTTTTCGCCGCGCTCCTCCTCCAGAAAGGAGAAGGCACGCTGCACGGCGCGCTCGATCTCCTGCGGTTCGACGGATTTAAATTCAAACACGGTAGACCGGCTGAGAATCGCATTATAGATATAGAAATACGGGTTTTCCGTGGTCGAGGCGATCAGTGTGATCTTCCCGTTTTCGATATGCTCCAGCAGGGATTGCTGCTGCTTTTTATTGAAATATTGGATTTCATCGAGATACAGCAAAATCCCGTTGGGCGCAGCAAACGTATCGAGCTCGGCAACGACATCCCGGATATCTGACGTGGAGGCGGTGGTGCCGTTGAGCCGGTGCAGGCGGCGGTTCGTGGTGCGGGCGATGATGCCGGCAAGCGTCGTCTTGCCCACGCCGGAGGGGCCGTAAAAGACGAGATTGGGCAGCTCGCCGGAGAGGATGATATTGCGCAGAGGCTTTCCCTCCCCCAGAAGATGCCGCTGCCCGACGATATCGTCGAGCGACTGCGGACGCAAGCGGTCGGCCAGTGGAGCGGACAT